TTGGTAGTATTCTAATTCTTTTTTCACCTTGTTTAACACCTTTAGGTAGTGCAATGGTGAAATATTGTTTTAATCTGTCTTCGTCTGACATTCTTGGTTTTGAAGATGTTGCCTGTTTGTTTTTTTCGTATTGGGCTAATACAGCGTCTAATGAACTCATAATATTTTATTTTTTTTAATAATTAATTTCTTAGATAATAATAACTAATTTATTTGTGGTTGTCAATTATATGGGTTAAATAATTCCATAAAAAAAAGCCCTAAATAAGTTAGAGCTTTAATTATATATTATTTTTTATATACTATCAACCGTTAAAACTTTGTTGAATTTCTGAGTCTGAAAAGTTTTGTATATCATCTGTGTTTAAAACATATTCTGTTTTTCCTTGAGCTTCAAATTTTTCCTGACTGTCATCCCAAAAATTAGCTAATGATTGGTTGTATGGCCCAGAATCTAATTTTCTCATTTCAATTTTTTCTTCCTCTGTTTTTGGTCTATATTTTTCTATTTTTTGTTCTAGACTACTAATTTGATTCATTAGTTGGTCCATTCCTGATAATTTTTCTTCCATACCATCTAACATAGTCATTAAAGATTCTAATTTATTATTAGTCTCTTCAGTATTTTTTTCTAAATTTTCTTGTTTGTCTACCAAATCAGTAACCTCAACTTCAGTTGCGTCTTCTTCAGTTTCACCATCAGCTACTGGTGGTGCTGCTGGAGTAGGTGGTACTACTGGTGGTGTGGGTGGTGCTGCTGGTGGTGTGTCCGTGGGTGGTGTAGTTTCAATATCTAAAGTATCTTCCACATCATCACCAACACCCATCTCATCAAAAGTAGTTACATCTGCTGTTGCATCATCTTCTGGGTTTTCTTGTTCAGACATTTCTTGTTGTCTTTCAGTAAATTTTTTTAATCTTTCAGATTCACCTTGTTTTGACATAAAACCGGAACCACCACCTACACTACCCAACATCTGTTCCTCTAGGTTTGTAGCGTTATATCCGATTTGATTAAATCTTTTTAGTTCCTCTTGTAGACTTTTTTGTATATTAGCCATTTAATAATTGTTTTACTTTTCCGTTAGGTGATTCTACTTGTACTTTTCTATTTACTCTGATTTCGTTTTCTACTCTTTCAATTAATCCATCTCTACTTCTTATCGTATAACAAATTCCAGTATCTAAATCACAAACTTGTTTACCTTCAGTTGTTTCACCGTTTTCAACAATATTGCTTGTAGCTTTACCTAAAAAATTACCTAATTTTTGTTTTAAATTTTCTGTTATCATAGTATTGTTTATTATATAAATATTATTAAATATAAATAAAATCTTTAAAGACTTATTTATACTGTTTTTTCTTCTTTAAGGTATTCACTATTAAAGTTATTTGGGTTTAAAAATATTTCATTTTCACCTAGATTTTTATTAATAACATATTTCCTTATTTCATAATGTAAATGGGTCCCTGTTGAATTACCTGTGGTCCCCATAACACCTATTTTAACACCTTTAGTTATACCTTCAGTTTCTCCAACCCCAGTTATTGTATTTTCTTTTATATGTGCTAATCTAAATTGGTATCTAGATATAGCTCCCTCAACCCAACCTGTAGTATCTGTTTGTTTAATTAATACTTTATCTATGTATATAACATTACCATATCCACCACCACACGATTTGGCTTTTTCTGTACTTCCAGCGACACAACCACTAACTTTTTTGGTAATTATTCCAGAAACAGGTGCAACTATATCTACATTTGTACCTTCAAATTCTAATTTTGGTTGATAGTCTATTCCTTTATGCATTGATATTCCCTTTTTTGTTTTTCTTCTAGCCCAAAATGCTTGGGTAGGTTCTGGTGTTAAAATCTTATTTATGTCAACTGGGTCTTGTATTGGGAAATCTAATGTACTAATATCAGATTCGCTATCCATAACTCCATCATCAAATTCTTTCTCTGTTAAATTAAATTCGTCTAACTCAGTATCCACTTTATTGGTAGATACTGTTTCTTCTAATTCATCAAATTGTTTTAATAGTTTATCCTGAATTGTTGCCAACATATCAGTAACTTTAGGTAAACTTGTAATACCAACTCTAACACCGGTAAATGTTGTTGACATATCATTAGGTGTTATACTGTGATTAACATCCATAATAAGATAGGGACCACTAAACATAGGTACATACCTTAATTGAAAATAGGTTGTTGGTTGTATTAACGCGTTACCCATAGAAGTTACTTGACACTTATAAGACCTAGATTTATATAGATTAAATAAATTTAAAGAATTTGTTGACACTTTTGAACCACTGGCCATTTTACCCATATCTTCCATAATTCTAAAAGCTTCACTAGTGTTTGGGAATTCTGATTGGTCTAAGGCTATACTTTCAAAAACATTTTGGTTTGGTATTCCAAAATCAACAGCGAAAGCCATAACTTTATTACTTAATTGTCTTTCTTTTTCAGTATTTGGTATAGGACCACATAGTGGGTTTGGACTTACTCTATTTAAAACAAAAGAATCATTATTATATCCATAATTAAAACTTTTTATATCTAGACTGGTTGATGGTGGTCCAATATATTGACATAAGTATTTAGGTGAAGATTTTGTAGTATCAACCTCCTTAAAAGCACCAAACATAGTATCTCCTTGTGCTTGTGTATTATTACCTTGCATATTATAAAAATTAACATATGATGGTAATGGTATAAAATTAAAATAATTCACACTACACATGTGACTCATAAATCCAGCTATTGTTTGTTTTACAGAAGTACTTGGTTCAGCAGTAAATGGTGTGTCTAACCCTAAAAATAAATAGATATCCACAATAGCCTCATTTCCAATATCTCTATTAGCATTGTCTAAAAACATAAATCTTTCCATTACTGTATTATGAAAAGCTACACTAGAACTAACACCCCTAGTTGTATTTACATCATCACCTTGTACTTTAGTACCGGATATCCACTTATCATTAAATGTTTTAAATACTTGATATAATTCTAATTTTAGATTATCCGCAACTATTTTAGGTCTTTGGTCTTCGGAATCATCATTTGTGGTGGTAGAAGATTCATTTAAAGCTTTAAATGGGTCTATTTTAGAAATAGCTTTTAAAAATGTATTAGTATATAATTCTGTAGTTTGTTTTACAGCTCCAAATATATTATCTAAAGCTGTATCAAAATTAGATTTACCCATACCTACATTACCACCTGGAGAGTTTTGCTCTGTAGATGTTACATAAAGTTTAAGAATTGGTGCAAATTGGTATACTAATGTATGGGATATGTCATATTCTTTAAAGAAATCAAAACATATTTTTGTTATCCTATTGAAATCAGTGTTTGCGAAAGAAATGTATTCTCTCGGGTAAACATATTGTGAAATAGCAAAAGTAAAAGATGGTGTCGGTGATAATACCGAATTATCAAATTTTACTAAATTTAATCCATCATTTGAACCCATCATATAATCTATTAATGATAGTGTTGAGGTTGTGTCTGCTGTTGATGGTGTTGTGGATGGTGTTACTGTTATGTCAAAACCATTAACTGAACCGTGTTTGTAAATAACTGATTGGTTTAAAAATATCCTACACACACTTAAGAATTTTTTATATTGACTTTTTGATAATTCTTCTGTTGTAGCTATAGGGTTTTCTGATTCTACTTCAGATTTTTTAAGAACCATAAAATCTTTAAAAATAGATTTAAAGTTATTATACCTACCTTCAACAATACTAGAGTCTGGGTTTTGTGACTGTGAAAAATTTAAAAATTGTTTTTCAAATTCATCTAAAACTTGTGATGGGAAAACCGATAGTAGTTCATCAAAGCCATCATAATTTGAACCAGGGTTTATATTCCAAGCTTCTTGTTCTGACAAAGATTTATTAATTTTTTTCATATAACTACTAGGTGGAACCCAACCGTATATAGCACCGTAAGAACCAGGAGTACCCACATTGTTAACATCAAAAGCACCATACCCAGCACCAGCCCATAAAAATCTAGCACTACCATCAAAACCAGCCGTATTTATATTGTCACCCATAAAACTTAAATCTGTATTTACCAAACTACCAATAGATGGGTATAATATATAGTAAGGGTCTGTTGTCGCATCTACATCTTTAATCCCAGCATTACCTATTGTAGCTGAATCAGCAAAAGTTGTATAAAAATTATATGAAATACCACCCTTATCAAATGAAAGGTTTTCTTCTTTTTGTATTTCTAATTGAAATGAGTTTATAAAATTATTTTGTAGTGTTGGTGTTGGTACCCAAGACCCAACAGGGCTTAAAACATTAGTACCAGTTACAATATTATTTGTTACGTCAATAAGTCTTGGCCAAAGACCTAGTGTTATTTCCGTATTGTTTAACCCTGGTATTATATTACCATCATGTGTAAAATCATAAAACCCAAAAGCGTTTGAGTATCCAGGGTCTACATAAAATCTATCACAAGATATATTACCATCTTCACCCATATTGGTAGTTGGGTCACCACCTAATCCTACAAACATACTTTCTTCAATTGGTTGGGCTATGTTAGTTTTATAGTTCCACCAAATAGAACCCAATTTTAAGACAAAAGAATATGGTAACTCATGATAACCAGCTAATTGTTTAATTAATTGTGCGACATAACCACCGTATTGATTTTTATTATTAAATTCTTTTATAACCTTTTCTAAAGTACTAGATAAGGGTAGTGAATTTAAAAATAAATAAGATGCTTCAACATATGGGTCAGTAGTTGATGTTGTCTCTTTTGTATTTGCTTTATAAATCGCGTTTGCAAACCAAGGTGTGTTTAGCATGGACACACACTGTTTTAAAGTAGAAGCATTATTTATACCTTCTGTTAGAGGTTGTAAGAGTATATCTTGTTCTGTGGTATCATAATACTCAACCCAATCTGTTTCTAGGGTAAACGTTTTTATAACATCTAATTGGTCTGGTTTGGTCATTATACCAAAATTACCATATTTGTCACTTTCCCAATTTAGGTTTGAAAAAAATAGTTTGTGATTTTCTGTACCGTAAACGTTTGTTTGGGGTTGTATTCCCAACTCGTCTATTTGAAAAAAGTCTGAACCTGAAGCTATGCTATCACTATCAGCTAACCTATATCTAACACCACCATTAGTATAGTTAAATGGATAAAAATCGAAAAAAGCATCATTTGATTTTTTACTTTCTAAATACAAACTAATGTACTTACCATATTCACCATTACTTGTATATTTTTCTTTTATACTTGTTGTTGGGTATAGTCCGAAGTTTGTACCAGTTATATTATTGTTATTTACTCTATTATTTATGTAAGGTGTGTTTATAAAACTAGATTTGTCCCATAATAAAAATTTATCTGGTGATGTAGATTTTAACATCTCTATTACTTTATCATAATCTAAACCGTTATCCTTAAAAAACTCTGATAGTTTTAAATTTTCTTTAATAGCAAATTCTAAATTTTTACTATCGTTGGTGGCTGCTTGTATTATTGTGTCGGATAATTGTTGTGGTTTTCCTAGTTGGTACCCGGTTACCCCAACATAGTTGGTGAAATCTTCAGCTCTATCAATTATTTCCCATAATAAATTAAATTTTGTTCTTAGTTGGTTTGTATTTTTATAAGCTTCATTGTTAAATGGAAACTCTCTAACCGATATGGGTGTTACTTCAATAAATTTAGTTTCGTTACTTATTGGTGTTGGTGCCTCATTTTTTCTAGTTAAAACAGATTTTGTATATTCCTCTATAAACTCAACTTCTGGCCATATCTTTTTACTATAAGCTTTTGTGATAGATAGACTACCAGCTGCACCAGGATATTTTAATACTAGTTTATTTTCCTGGTCATCAAACTCATAATACTGAGGCCAAGGAAATACAGTTGTTTCACCCTTTACAGCGTCTTTGTAACTTTGTTTATCAGTAATTACAGCTTTTATTCTATCAGGATTATTTCTTTGTTCAAAAGCGTCAGTATGTACTTTATCTAAAATCCTTAAATAAGTGTCTACACCAGCCATAACTATAGCTGTTAAATTTCTAATGGTAGGGTTTATTGTTAAACTTTCTTTAAATACTTTATTTAGTTTTTTAGTTACTTCATCCTGTATTTCATTATAATTTTTTTCAAACTCCTCTAAAACTCTAGTAAAAACACCACCAAAACTTTTAGGGGTATCATCTAAAACATACCAACCTTGTTCTGGTACTTCATTTATATTTTTAGCGTTATTACTTCTAGCTCTTTGATTTTCAACTTTAAAATCTTTTACTAAATTTACAGAACCAGGTCCTTGATTTAAACCGAAAGTTTGATTTTCACCTAGTATTTTTTTGTAACCTTCTATAATATACTCTAATTTAGATTCGGCATCTTGTATATATTCAGTTGTTGTTTCTTTTAATTTAAAAGCTCTAGCTACAATTTTTTTACCATCACCAGTAGAAGAACCCACACTAACATCTAGTAATATTTCAGAACTTTTATCTATATAATTTTCCACCCAACCATTGGTACCAAAAATAGAATTATAGAATGTTTTAAGTTTTTCTTGGTACAATTTTTGGTCGTTTGTAAACTCTAAATCTACTTTTTTAAAATTTTTCTTTAAATTATCTGTAAAGGTTTCTACTTTACCTATTAATTCAAAGATTGTTAAGTGTGGAAAATTTTGAGGAATTAATTCAAGTTCTTTGTATATCCCATATACTTCATCCATAATTTTTCTACCGTAACCTTTTTGTTCTGAATCTTCATTACCGGAAATTTGTGTTGTGGTAGGATATAAATATGGAGCTAACATAGCCTGTTGTAGGTTTATATCATTTAGTAAAGCTATATGATTACCTATAAAATTACAGGTAACATTATAATCACCAGAATTACTATCAAAATTAGCCTTAAAGTTTGTTAAAGCTAATTGATACTTTACAGCTTGTCCGTAATATCCTTTGACCGTTAATTCAAATTGTGGGTATGGTAAGTGAAAAAATGCTGTATAAGGTGTGTTGGTTTCTGCCTGTTCAAATAATGTTTTACCCCTTACATCTACAAATGTTATAGTTACTTCTGGAACAAAAGAAGAACTTATTTTAATGTCTATATTTTTTATCCCAAATCCTTGAAAATCATTTTTATTTTCTATGGTTTTAGAAATAAAGGTTTGTCCTCTTTCGTTTGTTTCTTCTTGTCTTTTTATCTTATTAATTGAAGGGTCTGTAAATCCTTCGGTCCAATCACTATCCAATGATTTTTTACCTACTGGTTTTAAAAAATTAATTTCACCATCAAACAAATCCACCTTTACTCCAGTGTCAGAAGCTCCTTTACCAACTATTAATTTAGACCTAGGAATAACTCTAGCCACCAAATTAATATAAATTACCAAATCTTCATGCCTAACTAATCGGTCTTCAATACTTTGACCATTAGCACTTGTTATTTTATTAGGGTCTATTAAAACTAGATTGTCACAAATTTGTTCAACATATACCTTTTCACTTGAGTTAATAATTTCATCTGCCATAATATAAGAAATATTTATCTAATTCACTTTTGTAGTCTTGTAGACTAACAGTTAATGGAAATGGTACTCTTATAACTCTACCGTCTTTGATGTTCCACTCTTGACCACCATATTCAGGATTAGCTTGTAATATTAACCAGCCAAAATATGGTGTATTATAAACTTGTTGTGATATTTTATCTAATCTACTTCTACCAGTCTTGTAAACCAAATACTTATCAGAACTTTTTTTAGGTATTGTTATTAAAGGTACAGTTTTGGTTTCACCATTAATACTAAAATCTTTATATCTATTGTAATATGACATTTTAAGTTATACTTATGTTTTTTGTTATTTTTAAATTATAACTACTATTATTGGTACCCATTATAGTAGAATCGTAAAACCTCCTCACTAATGATAACTCACTATTGGTTTGTGTAAAGTTAACTTCGAAACTATCTACAGCTTTAGGTGTGCCTTTTAATTGTTTTAACTTACTAGGTAGTTCTGTTTTTTCAAAATAATTCCTATATTTTTTTGTATCATAATTTAATAAGGTTATTCCAAATTTTAATAAATTTGTTTTATAAGTTTCTACAATTTCTTTTTTAATACCATCACTATATTTTGTTCTAGATTTTGTTAGGTCTTTAATTAATTGATTTGACCTAAGTGATGTTAATTTTTCAGCATACTCATAACGAGTATGTGAATCCATATACCTAATTATATCTTCACTCATTAATTTATCAATAAAAAATAAGTATTCGTTTGGGTATGGTAGTTTATTTGTATATTCTGGAGTTACTGAACCGTATGCGTTTGAACAAAAAATTTCTAAAGTTTCAGAAGTAGCCGAGACTTCCGATATTAAATTAGTAGTACTTGTTCCTGTTGTTAAATTAAAGCTAACTAAACCATTATTAGAACTACCTGTTAAGTAACCACCTACACTAGAAGAAATTAAATTTAGTTTATCTATTGAGTTTGTTAGTTGTAATTGTCTATCTCTTAATTCAATTAAAAACTCTAAAAATAATCCTCGTAAATCTACCCAAGAACTTTTTACGTATTTTAATAAAACTTTTTTAACATATTCTCTATCTTCAGTATTGGCCCCAAAAGGTAATTCTTGTTGTATACCTGTTGTTTGTGCTGTTATAGAATTTGTTAGTTCTAAATATTTCTCATCTATTCTTTTTAATGATTCTTTTGGAAATCCTACAAGGTTTGGGTTGGTGTCCATTATGTTACCCCACTCATAACTAACATACCTAAACGATTCCTCTAAAACTCCATGTCCTTTTTTTGTATATAAATCTATAAAACCTGTATTGATAAATTCACTATAATTTTTGGCATTAGTTAAAAATGTATTATATAGTACTTTGTATTTTGTTTCTCCAGTTAATAATGCCATTACTCAGTTTCTTCTAAATGTCCTTGTTTATTTGTTTCACCAGTTTCACCCATAGAAGCGTCCGTACCACCTTCTGGATTTTTAAAGAAGTTTTGGAAATCTTCAGCTACTTCAGATGGTGTTTTAAATGAATCGAAATCTGAAACCGGTACTTTTTGTGCTCTTTCATCGTATAATTCTGTATTCGCAAAATAACTAAATGATAATGCATTTTGTAATTCACTAACAGGACCATCCAATCCTTGACCACCAATAAATTTAAAGTTTGTTTGTACACTAACTATCATTGGTTGTACCCCTATACCTTCTGGATTTAAATCTAAAAGGTTTTCATCGTAACTAAAACTTATAGAATCAAAAACAACTTTAGAATGGTAAAAATCACCAATCCTTAATACACATACTGGTGGTGGTCCAAAAGCCGTATTATCAGCGTCAACCATGGTAGTTCCTTGTTCTGTCACTGTAGGTATGGTTTTTCCAGGTCTTAAACATTGTTGTAAAAATGTTAGTCTAGAATTTAACCCCTCAGGTGTTATAGCGTGGAAAGCTGGATGGAAAAACTTTAAATTATCTCTTAGTGATTGATATATAAATGGATATTGTTCTCTTAAAAATGTAAAGTAGTTGGATTCTCCTAGTAGTTTTCTAATTATACTAGTAATTGTAGCTTTCTTATCTGTGTAACCAATTCTAAACCCACCATTAACAGTCCCTTGATTAACATTGTCAACATTTAAGTGTCCATTTTCAGCATCCTTATTTTGATTATTTTCAATTTGTTGTGCCTGTTCTTCAGTTAAGTGACCACCCATATCTGTTTCAGAGGATAAATTATCTAAAACAGTATTGTTTTGGTCGGCATTATAATCATCTGTAACATCTTTTGACCCACCAGCTAACGACACTTGTACTTGATTTAAAAATTCGAAACTTAAGTTAGGGTATTGTTCTGCTAGTTGGTATATGTCGTACTTTCTACACCCAGCAAAAAAGGCCTCTAAAATAGCATCGGCTTCCGCGTCTGGCATACCTTTTAATTGTGTATCTATTATAGAATTTAATATAGATGGGTGGTCAACTACTATTTTCCAAGAAAGAGTACCTAATCTTTCCGTATGGTTATAAGTGTATATTGGTTCTGTTCTTCCTAGGAAATTTGTTGGACTCCAACTAGTAGAATTAGTATCACCAACTTGTATATCATATGGTGGGAACCACATTATCCTACCACCATTAGGTCCTTTTTCTGAAGCCGGTAATTTTGTATGTTCACTTGTTCCTCTCCAAGATAAATTTTCAACAGAAAACATATATTTTTTAACTTTAGTCCCATCTGGCATTGTTGTGGACTTACCACCATCTAAATTTGTAGGTGCTATATTTAAATTAAATGTAGAATCTAAAACAGAATCTGTATTTTTCCACATGTTACCACCACTTCTAACTAAATCTTTATATCTGGTATATGGTCTATCTTTAGTCCAAGCTCTACAATATTCCACACAATTCCAAACTACTTCACCAGGTATAAAGTCAACAACTCTAGAACCTTTGGATATATTTTTATATCCGTCATTAAAAATTTTGGATACCTGGTCTATAGCGTTACCCGCGTGTTTCCATTTTGCACCCCCAAATGGTGGTGCTGAATCCATTAAATTTTGTGTATAATCTAATAAACCACCTTTCTTTTTTGGTTTTAAATCAGACCTTGTGGAAAAGAACATCATAGACGAGTCTATCGACTGTACTGAATTTTTTCCAAACCAAGTAAACCCACCTTCAATTGTTCCACCATCTATGGTAGCTTTACCCAAAGAACCTATTTGATAGTATCTCCATAGAGCTCTACCGTCTACATTATCAAATTCTTTATAAACTTCTGATGGACCATAAACTAAAGCTCTGATTTCTCTACCAAAAACATCTTTAGGTGTTGCTTCAATAGGTGATTGTATTAAACCTGGTTCTGTATTTTTACTACCCACATAGTAATATGAAAGTGGTGCTTTTACTGATGGGTCTACCTGTGCTCTAGTATAATCTGGTCTGTAGATGTTATAATTAAGATTATTAAATAGTAAAGATTGTTGGTCTTTACCCATATACTCTATAAACTTATCTGATGGTGCGGGTACACTTAATGGTGTGTTAGGTAATGGGTTAGAGTTTGCTATCCCATTCCATATAGAATTTAATATCGCTGAAGCTTGACCGGCCATAGTTACTTGAGCTATGTTATTAGCTCCTTGTCCAGCGATACTATTAATATCTAATGGTGTAACCGGTAAAAAATAATTACCTGGTATAGGTGATTCTACTGAAAATACACCTTCTAGTCTAGATAGGTAATCTGATTTTGGTGGTATTAAAGCTCCTGGTGATGTTGTTAGGTTTGAAGTGGCGGAACCTTCGTCACTAATGTCAAAATCAAATTGAGCTATATTATAACCTAAATTATCTTTTAAATAAGGAAATGATGATTTTATTAGGATTGAGTCATCTAGGACCATTGAATTTACAGTAACTAGGTTTCCATTATTACTAGTTACTGATTGTAATACTTCTATAGCTGTGTAGTTTGAGTAGGAAAAGTTATCAAATGAAATTCCAGGTTTAAATCCTTGTGGTTGTAGAGTATTAGGGCTTATATATTCTAACTGAGCTTCACTAACTAAATTTACAACATTAACTGAAAGTGGGTTACCGTAACCTGTTTGAGGACCATACTTGTTTACTAAAAATTGTGTTTCTTTTAATGGTATTCCATTAGTATCTGTAACTTCTTCAGGTAATGGAGAATCTGTTACTGATTTCCAAACTTGTGAAGATACTACAACACTACCGGGTTGTTGGTCACCATTAGGTGGTATAGGATTACCTCTATCTAGATACGAACCATCTAAATTTCTAGCTAGTAAAGCTTCCCTAATTCTTTGTGTACCCAAAAGTGAAATGTTAAAGTCTCCTTGGGTGAATGGGTAGTTTTTTCCTGTATTTTTACCTATTGACATAATTTAAACGGTTTATTATAAATAGTTTATCTAACCATTTCTAGCTAGGGGTTGTAGATTTTGAACCGCTTTGACTAACACCTAAAGCAATTTCATCAAATAATGGTGGTAGTACTTCTCTAACTTGGTTTGGTGTTAATCTTATTGTATTACCATCATACCTTATTTCTAATGGTGAAAAAACAACTTTTACCTCACCACTATCTGACATATTTTGATTGTTTGTATTTACTGTGTTATTTACATAATTGTTTATTAATTCTTGACCTTCTGGTGTATTTTGTAAATAATTCTCTATTTCTTTTGGGTTTGACATGTCCATCGCGGTAGGTTCTAAACCACCACCATAATATAAACCTCCAGTTGCTGGGTTACTAGTTCTTTTTTCAAAATCCTCTTGTGAACCTTTAAAAGCACCACTTATCGCCTTACCAGTAGCTTCATTAGCTACATTACCAATCATACCACCAGAACTTTCTAACAAAGAAGCTAAATCTTTACCACCTATTATAGTACCACTTAATAACTCATCACCTAATCCAGATTTTGCGATTTGACTAGCTAATTCCGAAGCTGATGTTCCTAGGACACCACTTGCTGCGGCTTCTGTTAAAAGATTTTGTATAATAGCTGTATTCGCCGCCATACCTTCTTGTACGGTAAGTTGTGCTTTATTAACAGCGTCTAAGTCCATCGCATCTTTTTCAGATTGTGTCCTTAGTTTATCCATAATACCACCTTGCATGTTACCTTCTAAAGCTATTTGTTCTTGTAACTGACTAAAAGATAAGTCGTCACCCATGTCTCCTAATTTCACACTAAATGTTCCATCAGGTTGTATATCAGCCATAGAGGCTATTAATTCTTTATCTTGTTGACTAAGTTCTGGTATCCCACCTAATTTACCAATTGCTTGAGTTCTTTTAGCTGCTTTAATTGCTGTTTCAGCGAGATTAGTATAATCTTGTCCGGTAGCGTCAGCTACGGCTTTTAACCTCATTCTTTCTCCTGGTGATATTCCAAATTCACCAGTTTCTTTATTAAATGTTACAGCACTTTCTGCTGTTTTTACAATCGCGTCTTTTAAACCTTCAACATCATTTTGAGCCATATACATTAACTGGAATGGGTCCAGTAATTCACTAGCGGCTCCACCAATCATTTGTAGTTTAGCTGCCATATCTATCGCACCTTCAGGTGTAAACGCTTTATCAGCCATCACCATAACATTTTCAAAATTATAACCCAGTACTTGGGATTCTGCGACCATCTTAGTTAAACCATCAACACCGTTTTTAAATCCGTAAGTATTAATTTTAGCTATATTTTGTTGTACTTTTGGGAGAAGTTTTGATACTGTGGCACCATACCTACCAGCTGTAGCTACAGCTCTATTAGTTGTTTCGGTAGCCTCTATAGCTCCAACACCAATTTTATCAAATTCACTAATAACATTGGCCATATCTATGTTATATAATTCCTCAAGTTTTGTTGCATTAACTAAGGCCTCTTTAGGTATTAAAAATGCTCTACCTGTTTCTTGACTGACCCCCTGTAAAACTTTATAAACATCGTTAGCTGTTAAAGCAAAACCAGCTAATTCTTTACTTGCGTCTGTTATACTCAATATAATATCATCCATGAAGATTTCATCCATCCCCATTTCTTTGATGATACCTTTACGCATACTGTCCGTAAGTGATAAAATATCTAGGTAGGCCTCCATAGACCCTCTTGCTTTTGCACCAGCACCACCTTCACTTAAACCAACAAGAGATTGTATCATACCCATCGTATCTCTAAGTGTTAAATCTGCTTGACTTCTTTGTTTACTTAATTCTAATAATACATTTTGACTTTCACCTAAAAGGTCATAATCTCTATACGGTGTATCACTACCAGTAGACCCTTTAGTATAACCTTCCTTTCTTAAGACTTTTTCAAATTCAGATTTATCAATTCTAACCTCATCACCATTACTATCTTGAAAAACAACATCAGCAAATGAAGGTATTGGGTTTTTAACTCCTAATTTTTTAGCTAATGATAGAGATAGTGGGTTACCTTTTTTCCCTAATTTTTTAATGGATTTAACCCTAGATGGATAATCGGGTTCGTCATAAGTGTTAAACACACCTAAAGGCACTCCTAATTCTGGGTGGGAAGCTAGATAAGGTTTTCCTTTGGATAGAAAACTCTCTATTTTAAGTTGTAAAGATAATTTATACATACATTTGTTTGTATATAAATATTTTATCTTTTGTTTTTGTTTCTAGCTGTCTCTATTGCTTGATTTCTTTGTTGGATTTCTTCTGAAAATTTGTTAAGGTAGAACCTTCTTTCGAATATTGGCATTTTTAAAATGTCTTCTCTGGTAAAATTAAAGTTTTTAGTTAGGTAGTAAATCTCTTCCAACAGGGCATACCTATAGCCCGAAGAAAGGACGAAAAAAGTTTAAACCAAAATTAATAGTAAAATTAACATCTTTACCAGATGGTGATTTAGCTACTCTCTCTAATTCTAAACCAGGTTCAACTATACTTAAAAATTTTCTAATCTGTTGTGCGTCAAATAAAGGTAATTTGTGTATTTCTAAAGATATAGTCATTGGGTCTTTTTCACCATCTATTTCCACAACACACTTTTCTAGTTTTTTTGTGGCCATAGGTTTTACTTTCATACTTTTGTAACTTTCTTCTAGTGTTTGGAAATATTTCGTATCCTCAGGTGTTAGTAGTCTTAATTTACATTTTTTACCTGATTTAGGTAGTGTGTAGTCAAAAGTTCCGTCTGAGTTAGGTTTAGTGTCCACTTCTTTACTTCTTAAGACTGAAAGGTCTACAGTGTGTTCAAACTCCTTTCCGGTTTCTGGGTCTTTTAAACTAAATTTATATTCTGGACCAAATGCTGTATTTCTTAAAAATACATATATAGCTTGTTTATCACATTCGGCTAAATTTACAACATCAACATCTTTATCTAAAACCTTAGCTCTCAATAAGGTATCCATTAATTCACCAGACTCTGATAAATTAGGTGATGTTAAAATATTTTCATCGGCTGCTGTTAGGTATGAAACTTTTAAAGATTTTTTCTGATTTTTGTAAAAGACACCTTTAGATGGTAATTCCACTAAGTCATACGGAATTGACGGGTCTATTTCATTTTGTTGTAAATTTTCCATTGTATATTCTTTTATTAACAATAATATAAAAAATTATTTATGAAGTGAATAAAAATTCACAAATATCTACTATAAGTATTATAAAACAAAAAACCCACATAATTGTGGGTTTCTTAAATATATGTTTAAAGTTAAATTAGTAAACTAATATACATCTATCTGGTCTTAGTGTTGCTGCTATATTGGCCATTCCCTCATCACTATAAGATAAATCATTAAAGTTAACATCTGTTAAGAAACAACCTTGTAGTACCCATTTTTCTACTACCACACCTGTTGGGTCTAACATTTCTAAGTCTATATTCTTTTTATATCCTGCAGCGTAACCCATTCTACCAGTTACTGACTCTGCGTGTAATCTTACCCATTCCATCAATGCTTGTGAAGCTGACGGTCCGATTGGGTCTCTAAATGTAACATTAATAGTGTTCCATACAAATCTACCAGCTACGTATGTTGACGTATTTAAGAAAGGTATCTCCACAGAACCTATAGTAACTTGTGGTCTTGAAGTACTTTCTACGTACCATTCGTTAATACCTAAAGATGAATCAAATCTCATTATAAACCTATTCTTTTTCTTTGGTTCATACGGTACGGGCATTTTCATTAATAAATCGGCCATGTTTTTTAATTTTTAATTTTTTTATTTGTTAATAAATATTAGTTAAGTTTAGTATTTACTAGTTTATATATAAATATACGTTTGCAGCAAAATAATATTAACTATCAATCTTAGATATTATAATCTTATTTTTTTCTCCTTGTGATGTGTCATAAATAAAAAATTCTACCCCAGGATATTCTACAGATAATTCTTTTTTAATATAATCCATAACAGCATCTATATTTTTTCTATCATCATCACTAAAACCAATACTAAGTTTATCGTACTCACCGTTGGTTAATTTTTGAGCTCCATTAACAACTTTTTCTACATAATCTTTTAAAGCTATTTTTTTACCCTCTTCTGGACTATCAGCGTCTGAATCTAAACCAAATTTATCTTTAAATTCTGGAGACGATACCGGCGAATAGTCGTTTTGGGATAGGTAAAAGTCTATTTTTTCCTCCATATTCATTTCACTTGTGGATGGATAAACTTTTTCTATATTTTCTAACATATTTTTAACTTCGTTAGGTTCAAAAGTCATACCAATTAACAATCTTACACCTTCTTTTATTGCTGCTGGGGGTGTACCTCTAGCTGTAATAATAGAAAATGGGTTAGCATACATTATTGACTCTTTAAATTTTTCAAAACTAGGTGCAAACTTTTCTTCTTCTATAGCCTTTCTAACATCTGTTATAAAAGTTTGTGGGTTAGCAAAATCCATAAAAGCGTGGTCTGTCAATCTATAATCACTATCATTTCTTACATCAGCAAAATCTTCAGTACTCACATTAACCGGTATCCAATCTAATCCGTCTTTTTTTTCCATCTTAATTTCAGTAGGCATAAAAAGTATATTATCGTCCCAATCAAAAGAATAACCACGTATTTTTTCTGTAGTCATTACTTCACCTATCTCTTTAACTAATTTTGTTAATTGTCTTTCTGTAAGAATTAAACTTCTTTTCATATACTATAAATATTAAGTTATTAAATAAAAAAAACCCCACATTTCTGTAGGGTTTTATAATTCAGTATATTTAATTTATTGTTTTAACAAGGACAAGGACCCCATGGACCTCCATTACATGAACACTCATGAAGTAAATTATCAATCCATGCGATAAGTTTTTTCCACCAACTACGTTTCTTCGCTGTATTTATTTCGTCTATAGTAGTTCTACTTAAATTACCAGCAGACATTTCTTGACCTGCTTTTCTAATTAATGCTATAGCTTCCGAAGCCCATGGTATTTCTCTCCCTGTCGGCTCCTTAGCTATATCAGCTTCAAAAGCGGCAAGTTCTTCACTAGCACCCATTATCTTCGCACCCATTCTCTTTTGTTCATCTGGAGTCATCATCATACCAGAAGGTCTATCGGATTTCATATCAACATCAAATTCCATTTCTTCATTACCTCTAGCCATTGGGTCGTCAGAACCACCACCTTGACTCATACCCCCAAAACCACCAAAATCATCAAATGGATTATCTGGAAATGTACCACCTGGGTTTCCTAGTCTATCAATATCAAATGGTTCATATAATTTTTCGTTTATGACTCTTTTAATAACATTTGTTAAATCAGATTCTTTTAATCTAATAGATTTTCTTTTAGTTGGCTTAATTTCTTCGAAAGCAACATCAATCATTCCATAGTCTACCGTTTTATACCCATTAGAATGTGTTTTTACGGCTTTCTTTGGTGCGTGTTCAGCAAGAACACCTCTATATGTACCACCACCAAATCTAGCTTTGTTTTTATATTCAAATTCGTAAATAGGTATACCTGATGGTGATTTACCAACTTTTTTAATATTTTTCTTTAATCTTCCATCAGAAGCCGCACCTATAGTTGTAATAATATCAATTATTGCTTTTACAAACCATTTACGTCTTTTTTTATCTTTTTTCTCCTCAAATATATTAGTTTTAGCGTTAGCTATTCGTCTAACAATTTTAGTTAAATCAGATTCTTTTAATTTTATCGTTCTTGCCATTTTTAAATAATTTTTTATTTTATTGTTATTCTATAAATATAAATACTTTATATAAAGTATTATAACCTACCTGGGTTATATTCTCTCCCAGTTTTATTTACCCTATTAAACCATTTTTTCATATCTTTAATTTCTGATTCTGTAATAGGATTTGTTGTTTTTAAAGTTCTATTTTCAGTTGTTATATTACCTTGTGTTGGTGGTGTTCCCTTACAAGGTACTTTTGTACTAGATTTAGGACATCTTCCATTAACAGCGGAAGTAATGACACCATTTCTGTCTCTACAACACATTTTTTTAACTGGTGATGTTTGAGGTTTAAGTGGTGATGTTTGAGGTTTGTTATCTCTCATTCCTTCATTTTTTAATTGTTCTAATTCTCTCCAAGAATTTGGCATTTTTCCAGACTCTCTTTTAAGTTGTTCTAATTTACCACTATATTGAGACTTAAACTCGGCCCATTCTTTAGGGTCATTATCACCATCATCACCAGGAACTACCTTCTGGTCTCTCCATTCTTTCCAGGATACCCATACTTTCCAAAGTTGGATGGCTAAAAGCCACCATTCAGTTAAGAGTTGTTTATTTTCATTTAAAGGTTTTTTAGTTGCTGCTTTTTTAACATCCTTCATTAACTTCATAGCAAAATCAGTTTTTGCTTTTAGTTGTTTTTTCCATTTTGGTCCGGCCTTCATGGTTTTTTTCTTCCAACCATCAACTTTACCTTTTAAGAATCTTTCAGCTCCTTTAATATTTTTATTTTTTAAAAAAGTATCTACTTTTTTCTTAAATCCTGGTGACCAGGTAGACATATTAAAATTTGGTGCTGGAGGATTTGTTGGTCCTGTTCCTGTTGTAGGTTTTGGTTTACCCTTTTTCGCCTTATACTTTTTAAGAAAAGCTTTTTTATCCGCAAGATACTTAGGGTCTTGACCTCCCTTTTTATAGTCTTTAGGGTTAGGGGCACCAGGTGTGTTAACATTTTGTTCACTTATAATCCCAAGTAACCTTTGTAATTGTGTTTCAGTAATTCTAACTTTTTGTTTTTTATTTTTAGTAAAAGTTTTTTTGTTACTTCTAGGTAACCCTATTTCTTCAGTAAGGTTTCTTTTTTTAAATTTCATAATTGTCTATTATATATCTTCAAATGAAGCTCCTGTTGGAGTTATTAGGAATTCGATAAAGATGAATTCTAGTGCTCTTGTTGGTTTAATGTAAATCTTACCATTCATTTCATTTCTATCGATTTCTTCTGGGTCATCTGATAGTACAACTCTAAAGTCTGTTAAACCTCTATCTCTTCTTATAGAGTCTAAGATTGGGTTAACTAGGTCTAAGAATTGTTGTCTTACCACATCATCATTTTGTTCAAATAATAATCTAACCGCAACTGCTGAAATCAGTTTTCTAGTTTGTAATAGTAATCTTCTTACATTTATTCTATCCAATGCTGATTCTTTAACTTGTAGTGTTTTGTTACCAAAGATAATTGGACCTACGTCACTAAATGTAGCGATTGGGTTGATTCTACCAACATATAATGTGTCTCTATCGTCTAAAGTTAATTTTGTTCTAGCTTTTATCGCGTTAACAATACCTCTAGTATAACCAGCCGATGCGAACCATGGGAAAGCTATATTATCTGTTAATGCCATATTTCTAGTTACTTCAGCTGTTGGTGGAATGTATAGTTGTTTATTTGTGTTATTATCTCTAACTAACACCCATGGGTAGTAAGTTGCTGTATAATTTGAATCTATGAAACTATCTTCTACATTATTAACAGCTTCCGTTGGACTAATTTTGTTAGAAGCGTCTGATGTTGAACTAACGAATAAGTTGTAGTCAGGTGTTGTAGTGATGTATAACGAATCAGCTCTTTCATTTTCAACCATATCGATAGTGTCATTTACTAAAGCTAAATTATTTACATAATCAATACCAGGTGTTGCGAATAAATTAATATCAACAGCTTCTGGATTTTCAAATTTATGAATAGCTTGTCTATAAGCGTCGTAATCTGTATTAGATTCTGTAGTAGAAATCTTTTTAAAGGCTCCTAGTCCTGTAGCGTCTGTGTAGTTTGAGTCTGCACATGCTCCATATTTGTAACCTGACATACCTAATCTATATCCATCCTCATTTGTTCTAGTTTTTCTATACTCGTCCCATCCGTCAAAACCACCATAAGGTGCTAATGTAAACTTTCTAGATTGTATTCTATAGTAAGGGTCAGTTGTTGATGTTGGTTCTGATTGGAACGATGCGTTACCCACCATAAACATAGACTTACCACTTAATGTTGTAGCTGTTTCCGTTAAATAAGAACCAGAACCTGCTATAACAACAGTAGCTCCAGAATCCATGTGGAATCCTTGTGTTAGGGTTGGCCAGTCACTACCAGTAGTATCTGTACAAACTGAAGCTGGTGTTTTAAATCCTTTATATTCAAAGAAATCAAAGTCAATAGCAGCACCTTCTCCATCGGAGAATCCTAAATAATTTTTTCTAATATTATCACCAGCTGAAACGGAAGCGTTACTTACATTACCAGCTGAATTATAATAAGGGTCAAATACAACTTCACCAGGTGTATAGTATTTAGTTTTCCATTGTGGGTAAGGATTTACAGTACTTGTACAAGATTCTCTAAATTTGTAACCTTCGAATCCTGCCGGTAAAGCATCTTTTAAATCACCCTCAATAACTGGGTCTGTTAATTCTAACATTGTATATGTTGACCTTAATTCATACTCACCATCAGAAGTACCAATTTTTCTTGCTATAAAGTTTGGTGCTGTTGGGTCTAAAGAACATCTTGTATATTTCTCTAAAACTATTGGGTTTGCGTCCGTATCGTAGAAATCTCTAACAACAACGTCAAACTCAACTCTTTCAAAAGAAATGTTAACTATAGATATTTTATACTCTCTGTTAGCATCTGAACCATCAGAGATTGAAATAAATCTAAATAGTCTAGAAACTTCGTTACCTCGTAGTTCAGAAACAACATATGGTGTTCTAGGTGTTTGCCATTCAGTCATATACCAACCTAGTGAAGTTCTATTAACATTATTAAATCTTGATGCTGGTCTATAACATAAACAACAGTTAATTCCTCTAATTTTTTGTCTTCTATAAAGATACTTTAATAAATTAGGGTAAATTTCTTCTACAAAGACTGGAATGTCGTTAGCATCTCTATCGAATACTTTTCTTCCTAATACTCTTGATAGGTAGTTTTTCTTAGAATTATCTAAAGATGCTGTAAATTTAGAAACAATACCTTCATCTGTTTTTGCTGAAATACCAAAATTAGCGAATGGGTCTCTTAAAACATCATTATATGTACCTGTACAATCAAAGTCTACATCACCTTGTTTGTATCCATCTCCCGTACTTGCACTAATTTTATATACTGGTCCACCACTTGTAAGTGTACTTTCACCTCTAGACCTTAAAGTTGCAATTGTCATGTTATGATAATCAGTGTTTGCACTTACACAACTATAATTTGAGTAGGCCCCACTTAATGTTAACCCTAAATAAGTTACAGCTGAACAACTTCCTGTGTAGAATGTTGTAAATGCCGAAACTGAATCACCGGTAAAGAACCAAGCTTGACCGTTATTAGCGTTAGTGGCTCCGGTTAAACCATTTGCTACAACCGCACCTGCTTTAATTGGGACCCCAGCTGTTCCATATGTAAATGAATTAGCAAAACCGTCTACACTAGCGTCTCCTAATACACCGGTATTGGCAAAACCACTTAAAGTTACTTGTACCGCTGTATAAGCTGGAGAACTTCCACCAATGGATGTTCCTGCACAAGTTTGTAATTTATAATCTGATACAGCTCCTGAATACTGTGCTGCTGTAAATGTTGTTACCGCTGCAGATAATGTACTACCAGTACCATTTGAACCTACGAAAGGATAAACTGTTGGTTGATAAGCTGATAAAGCTAATGGTCCTCCGTTACCTCTACCATTATCTCCCCAACTACCAGTTCCTGATGAGTATGAGAAGTAGTTACCTGAAGAAATTTGTCCAGGTACATTATTACCACCGTTTGTAGCTGCACCATAGAATGACCATTCAGACCACGATGTTGCTGAAGTTGCTGCTGTATAACCATTTAAGTTAATTACATGAGTTGAACTACCTGGTTTAATTAAATCTTTAAGGATAGCATATGTGTTACTAACTGTAACATTGTCAGAACCACCAGATACTTTAGTTAATACAGCTCCCTCAACATAAGTTGAAGCCGTAGAAGCTGAACTAGCAAACATTGTGAATGCACCTCCCGAATAACAACTATTTCTACAATTATCTACATCATATTTGTAATCAAATAATGAGTTATACCAACCATCATTAGTGTCTGCTGAAAAATCAGCACTTTGAACAGCTTCTGGTGCTGAAGCTCCAACACCTGTTGGTCCAGCTGTTAAGTTGGTAGCTATACCTAATCTATTATATGGGTCAACCGGTAAACCAGTTGCTCCTGTAATTTGTGCGTATTGTTGACTTGTTGTTGAAGATGCTATAAAACCGTATTGATAAAATTCTGTAGCTCCAGTTATGTCAAACGAAGATGAGTCGTTGTTTAATGTTGCATTAACAAAATGAGCTATTTCATCAACTAGAGTACCTACAGCATTACCTTGACCATCGTAAAAAGTTTCACCCGTTATTTGGTTTGCTGACCTAAATGGTCCACTAGTACCACCAACCGGTGAAGTTGTTAAACCACTTAACGCATCTGCAAAAGCAACACCATTTGTGTATGTTGTGTATATGTTGGATGTGTTTAATGTTCCACCTGTAAGTGGGATAAATACATTATCTGTCCAAGAAACTGTTGTACCAGTCCTATTTTGATATACATATAATTCATCTAATTCACCAACTGTTAAAAGTTGCCACGATGGTCCAGCATCATACCCAGACAAACCTAATACTCTCGTTACGAATAATTGGTTTGATTGTGATAGGTAAGACCTAGCGATAAATGATGTTTCATATTTAGG